CGATGGGGTCGATATTGCAACAGACCTAATAAACAGGGGGCTCGCCGTCAGTTATGACGGCGGCACAAAGATCAAAGACTGGTGTGCAATATAACTCATAGCCATGCCAGCCAAATACGGCACTATGCCATTCAATGAAGCGGTCAAATATTTCAGGCAAAAAATTAACCTGCCGACGCGCACCTGGACGGATGTCTCCGAAGGCATGCACGCCCGCGCCTTTGTCGTGGCCGGCGCTACCAAAGATGAACTATTAACTGATTTCAGAGAGTCGGTCCGCAAAGCGATCGAAGACGGTACCACGCTGGCCGAGTTCAGGAAGGACTTTGACAGTATCGTGCAGAAGCACGGCTGGCAATATAATGGCGGCCGCGGCTGGCGTACCCGCGTTATTTACGATACCAATATACGCCAGGCATATAACACCGGCCGTGAGAAGCAGATGCAGGATCCCGCGCTGCGCAAACGCCGGCCATATGGCCGCTATGTTCATAATGATTCTGTCGAGCACCCACGCCCGGAGCACCTGGCCAACCACAATAAAGTGGTCGCTCTCGATGACCCGTGGTGGGACGTGTGGACGCCGCAAAACGGCTGGGGCTGTAAGTGTAAAAAGCAGATGCTGTCAGAACGTGACGTTGACCGCCTCGGCTTAAAAGTAACAAAGCCGCCGGCGCCGGAGCTAGTCGATGTGCAAATTGGCCAGCGCGGCCCTAACCCTCGTACTGTTAAAACCGTTAAGGGCATCGATCCCGGATTTGCTTTTAACCCAGGCACCGCGGCATGGGGTAAAACATTGTCACAAGATACAATGGACGCGTGGCGAAAGTCGAAAGACAAGTGGCAGCCGCTTACCTTCGGTGGACCGGAAACATTCAATCGCCCAGCCACCATCCCCCTGGACGAACCAAAAGCCAAACGCGGCGCCATACAAAAGACGGATAAGGGCGCGGCCGGGGTGTTACGTGATATTTTAGGCGGCGAAGAAAAGGTTTTTGATAAGCGTGGCCTGCCGGTATTGGTCAACGCAGAGAGCCTGTCAAAACACATCGACCTTAAGCGCTCACAGTTTCTGCCGTTTATTACCGAGGCGCTCGACGACCCGTTCGAAGTCTGGATAACATTCGAGCGCCACGCAGCCTCCGGCAAAATAGAGTTACGCCAGCGATTTATCAAGGCCATTGAACTAGATAAAAACAAAGGCATTCTGGTTGTGGCCAACGTGGTTAAAGGTAAATTGGAAGCCTGGACATTTGTGCCGATGTCTCAAATTAACGCGCTGAACAAGCAAAGGCGCGGGCAGCTGATATATGGCAGGGAGGGAAAATAATGGGATCTCACCCCGCCGATCAGAGTGGACTAGTGCTTAGGTATATGAGACCGGCTCAACCAACACACCATATATAAATTATAGAACGATATGGCTGGCGCATCAATAGAACTCGATTACAGGATACAGGATAAGGAGGTTATCCGTGCGTTCAAGCGGCTGGAAAAAGCCGGCGCGGATACCGAGCCGCTGTTTGCCGATATCGGTGAGCATTTGATTATCTCCCACGACGAGCGGTTTGGTGACCAGGAATCACCCACCGGCGAGCCGTGGGAGCCGCTCAATGAAAAATACCGGCTGCGCAAAAAGAAGAACCAGGACAAGATCCTGATCCTCGACAGCTACCTGCGTGACCTGCTGGCCTACAACGCCGGCAACGGCGCCCTGGAATTCGGTACGCCCTCAATTTATGGCGCCACTCACCAGTTCGGCGACGAGGACCGCGGCATCCCCGCGCGGCCATTTCTCGGCGTCTCCGGATCGGACGAGACCGAGATTCAGCATATCACCCTGGATTACGTCAAACAGGCTCTTTTGGGCTGATTTTGAATGGCCGCCACAGGCGCCCTGTGTGCCCCTCTAAGCGATTCCGGCTACATCGCCCTTGATATTTTTATTTAAACACGCAGACAAAAATTTAAACAACTTTTAAACACACTGCCGCCCGTTGTCTTACGGCGAAATAAGCCGGGCTTGAATTCCGGCCCAAAAACGACTATCGTTTGACCATCCCCCCTGATGGTTTTCACCGGACACGTGTCCGGCTTATTTCGCTCGCCCGTCTCCCGTAACCTTGCCACATGGCAAGCAAGGTAAAAAAAATATCCCAGAAGATCGCGGTCTGCGCATTTGACCTGCGCAGCGCCAACGGCGAGATGCAGGTTATGCCGGCCGGTTCCTTCGACGCACCTTATGGTGCGATGGAAGGCAAAGGTCCCTGGTACATCGACGGCACGATCGCCGCCCGCGTTTTGACGCGTGTCGCCTCCCGCGTTAATGACATGCTTATCGACTACGAGCACCAGTCACTGTTAACCGAGAAAAACGGCAAAGAAGCACCCGCTGCCGGCTGGGCGTCCCGCAGCAAGTTTGTCTGGCGCGAAGGCAAAGGCCTGTACCTGACTGACCCCGGCTGGACAGCAAAAGCGAGCCAGTACATTGCTGGTGACGAGTACCGCTATATTTCCCCCGTATTTACCTACGACAAAAACACCGGTGAGGTGCTGGATATCCTCAGTATCGCGCTAACCAATAATCCTGCCCTCGACGGCATGGACCCGGTCGAGCTAAAAGCGGCCGCCAAACAGTTAACCCAAACACATGAGGAAACCTCAATGAACGAAGAACTACGACTGGCGATACTTTCAGCTCTCGGGCTAGCCGCCAACTCTGACATAACTGACGAAGAGTTAATGGCGAAAGCGTCAGCATCGCTTACAGACCTGAATTCCCAGGTCGCAACTCTGACAGCAGCTGCAGAAAAGCACGACGAAGCGATCGCCGCTGCGAAAGCCGGCGACCCTGATCCTGCGAAGTATGTGCCCGTCGCTGCCGTGGAAACCTTAAAAACGGACATCGCTGCGCTGACTAAAAAAGTCACTGATAACGAAAAGGATGACCTGATCGAAACCGGTCTGAGCGAAGGCAAGCTTTTGCCCGCGCAGGAAGAATGGGCGCGCAGCCTGGACGTTGCCGCACTGTCCGCTTACCTGGATAACGCGTCGGGCGTTGCTGCGCTGTCTGGCCATCAGTCCACCGGGAAGAAGTTTGACAAGGAAGGCAAGGAAGAATTAACCGAGCAGGAGCTGGCTGTTTGTAAAGCCACCGGCATCGAGCCTGAAGATTACAGAAAAACCAAAGCGGCGCTGGCGTCGTAAACCGCAACCTTTAATTAATTAACTTTATATAGGAACGAATTATGCCATTAACTAAAGACCGCGTTGTCAGCTACCGCCCCGGCCGTCGCCGTAATGATCCGGTTGCTGCAGCCTCCAATATTTTCGCCGGCGCTATCGTCTGCCTGGACGCCGCCGGCAACGCTGTGCCAGGTACAGTGTCAGCCGCACTGACAGCTCGCGGTGTCGCGATGGAGGCCGTCGACAATAGTGTGGGCCTGGCGGGTGATTTAACTATCGAATCACAGGCCGGCGAGCACCGCTTTAAGAACGACGGTTCTATTGCCCGCGCTGATATCGGCGCTACCGCTTACATCGTTGATGATGAAACCGTTGCCGATACAGACGGCGGCGGCACGCGCTCAGCGCTCGGTCGTATCACTGACGTGGACTCGGTCGGCGTCTGGGTAGATATCCTTTAACCGTTAACCAATCATCTTTTAATTAAGGAACAGGACATTACTATGAAGAAAGTATTTTTAATTGGCGCGGTCACTGTCGTTGCCGCTTTATTCGGTAGCTTCGCTTACGCTGATATTTCTCCGGACCAGTTGGGTGACGTGATGCTGCCGTTTGCAATGGCCGGGCTGGTCGTTAATAAAGAAGGTTTAGACGCTGTGTTTACAGCCTTTAAAACGGCTTTTAATAACGCCTTCGGCGAGGCCGAATCGCACTGGGAAAAAATCGCAACCCGCGTGCCCTCGACCGGCAAGTCTGAAAAGTATGGCTGGGTTGGGCAGTTCTCCCGCCTGCGTAAGTGGATCGGCGACCGCCAGACGCGCAGCCTGGCATTGCATGACTACACCATCGTCAATGAAAAGTTCGAAGACAGTATCGGTGTACCCCGCGACGATATCGACGATGACAGCTACGGCCTGTTAACGCCTGTATTCGCAGACATGGGCTACGCCGGCAAGGCGCACCCGGACGAGCTCGTGTTTGGCCTGCTGGGTGACGGCTTCACAAAGCCGTGTTATGACAACCAGTATTTCTTTGACACCGACCACCCCGTCGGTACCGAAGACACCGGCATTACCAGCGTATCCAATATGCAGGCCGGCGCCGGTGATCCGTGGTTTTTGCTTGATACCCGCCGCCCTTTAAAGCCGTTGATCTTCCAGGTGCGCCGCGACTATAAACTGGAGTCACAGACAGACCCGAGCGATGAAAGTGTATGGAAGCGCGACGAGTTCGAGTTTGGTATAGACGCCCGTGTAAGTGCCGGCTTCGGTTTCTGGCAGATGGCGTTCGGATCAAAGGCTGACCTGACA